AACAGACTCTTCTCGAGGATGTCCCGCGTCTTGAACGCGATGCGGTCGGGGTTGGCGTCGGTCTTGATCTCCTGGGCGATCGTCACCTCGACCCGGGGGCGAGTCTTGTTGAGCGTACCCTGGTCCTTCTTCTTCTTTGCTTCTGCGTCCTCTTCTTCTCGCCGCCTGCGTTCGGCCGCCTGCATCATCGCGCGGCGGATTTGCTGGTCTCGTGCTTCAAGCTCGGTCTCGATGGCCGCGCCAAAGACATCACCCGGACTCATGAGTGTGCGCCAGTCTCGGTTCTGGACCGCCATCATGAGCTGACCAATTCCGACACCGATCCCCTTGAAGACGGCGACCATGAAGCTGAATGCCGCCACGAGGCGCTCGACAGCCTTCACAGCGAGCCCGAAGACTCCCACCACGCCGGTGCCGAGCCAGTCCACGAAGTCCTTCACTGCTTGAACGAAACCGCCGCCCTGCCCGAACTGAGCGGCGACGACGTCGAGCATCGTTTGCAGCTCTTTCCATGATGTCTTGAGGAAGATCGTCGCCTCGTTCGCGTTGTCCTTCAGGACGCGGAATGTGCCAGCGACCATCGCCACGACGACCGTCAGCGGGAGTATGACACCGAAGAGCGTGCTCAGCCCTCCCGCGAGTCCTTTCAATAGAACGCCGGGCGCCGCCTTCAAACCTCCCATCAGCATCCCGGGAGCCGCTCGAGCTCCGCCAGCAATCGCCCCGAAACCACCGCGAATTCCGCGGGCGGCCCGAGCCGCTCTCGTTGTACCTCGCGTTCCGAGCGCGGCGTCGAACGTACCGCCGAAGAGCAGTTCGCCTGGAAGTCCGGCGAGCATCGACGGAAGTCCCTTCGCAAACGCTCCGGCCTGTACCGCTCTCGCTCGACCGGAGGCGACGTTTCGCCCAATGTACCCGCCGACTCCGCGTCCGACGCCCCCCGGCCCAAACGCTCCGGCCAACGCAAGTCCCGCCTTTCGCGCGATGATGATGCTCAACATCGCCGCGACGCCTTCGAGGTTGTTGGCCACCAGCTTCACCGCTGCGGCCGCGAGTTTGAAGCCCTTGGTCAACTTCTCGCCAACGGTGCGTGCGAACTCTTCGATCTCGGTGTGGTTGTCTTCGACCCATTTGAGCAGGTCGCGCATTTCACCCTTCAAAAACTCGAAGAGCGGCTCGGCGCCGGTCAGGAGCGTGTTGTTGAACACTTCCTGAATGGATGCCCAAAGTCCGGTGAACGTATTCGCGAATGCCTTGTTGGCATCATCGAGATCTCCCAACGAACGGTTCAACGCTTCGAAGAACCTTCTAGGGTCTGACTTCGCCACATCGTTTATGGCCTTCGTCATGTCGGCTGCGCCGGTCACCCCAAGTTGCTCCGCAAGCGGGTTTTTCAGGACGTTGAAGAGGGCAAGGTCGGTCCCGCTTCTTCCCTGCATCATCTGAAGAAGCTGGTCCTGAGTGAGCTGAACATTGCCTCCCATCTGTGAAAAAGCAGCCCCAAGTCCGCGGGTCGCAAACTCGACGATCTCTTTGTCAGACGGTGCGACCTGAGCTAGCGCCGGTGAGGTAGTTCGAACGATTGACGCTAGGTCTCGAGACTCACCAGGCGATGTGATTGCGGCTTTTCGGAACTGCTGCATCAGTCCCGTTGCGCGCTGCATATTCGACTCAAAAGAGCCAAGCCCCTGCAATTGAAACGCGCTGGCGATCGAGATCTTCGTGTTCTCGAGCTCTTTGTTCAGTTCCAGCGCACGGCGAGCCATCAGCCCCAGGCCGAGCGCAGCCGCACCCGTCGCCGCACGCCCGAGAAAGCTGAAGAGGCCGCGAAACCTGGACTTCAGCCGCTCGGTCCGCTCCGCCAGCTTGTCCGTTCTGTTCTGGAGTCTCGAAAGACGAGCTTCGGCACGTGACGAGTCCGTCTCGTATCGCGTGACGACGCGGTAGACTCTTGAAAGTGCCATCGTTCAGTCCTCGAGCGACTCAGCTTCGAGATCGATGAGCCGCATCAGTGCTTCATATCGTTCCATCACCAGCGGTACCGGCCAGGACTCTACGATGTCCCATGACTGACGACCGTGGCGACACATCGTCGCGACCACCAGCTCCAGATCGTCCAGCCGTCGTGCTTCGCGTTCCGGGTCGAGCTTCAGAAGTCGGGGGAGTCCTCGACCGAGCTCGACCGGATCGTCTTCGTCGAGCTCGTCCTCGACTTCGTACGGACCGAGTCCAAAAAACCCTCAACCCTGGATTGTTGCGGCGTCTGCCAGGTGTCGAACAGCTCGGTCAGCATGTAGAGCTGATGAGCGTCGAGGTACTCCTCAAGCTTCGAGCCTCGAAGATCGCCGTAGTTGACCGACTCGTCACCGATCTGACGCACGCATAGCCGGACCAGATTCTCCTGCGACTCCTTCATCGCGATCATCGGGTCCTTCTTGGCGGCCTTCGAGATGTTCTGGAGGGCCTGTCGCTCTCGCTTGAGCGTCGGGTATACACCCGACACATAGACGGGTTCGTCGCTCGGGTCCTCGGGAGGAAACTCACCTTCCCAGTAGTCTTCTTCGCTGCTCATCACTTGCTCCTTGAGTTTCAGACTTCGAGCCGCTCACGCAGCTCGGATTCCCAGTTGTAGCGTTTCGTGACCGGGTCCCGCCGACCGCCCACCGACTTCTCGGGCGTGAAGACGGCGTTCGGGTAGATGTACGTTCTCGACTCCTGCGTTCGGGGAATGAACGACGTGTCGATGATGTCGATCTTCGTGATCGGCTGACCGTCGACGTGGTTGGCGATGAGTAGGTCTTCGAGATCGTCGAGACCAAACCCCTCGACCTCGAACTCGCAGTCGCCCTCGTAGCCGCGAGGTCCGTCCGAGTCGACCGGCTCGACACGCGAACCCAGCCGCTGCGTCCGCTCGGTCTCCATGACCATGCGGGCGTTGAAGTTCGTCGGTGCGACCGTGGCGACGAGCTCCCCGTCCGAGAAGAACTCGATTCGTACATCCTGTCCGCGTTGCTTTCCCATTTCCTATCCTCTCAGGCTTCTTCGATGGTGACGTTCTCGCCGACCTGGACGTGCGCGATGAGGTAGCGCATCTCGCCCCACAGCTTCACCTTCACGAGGTACTCGACGCTCGACGCGTCAGCGGCGGACTCGTTCACCGAATACGCCTCGATCATCTGCGAGTCCGGGACGTCATCGGTTCCTTTCATAAGCTCAAGGCGCTGGTTCTGTGCCCGAAGAGCAGCTCGACGATGCGCGGGTATCGGGGCCTTATTTCGGAACGGCTGCAGCGCCGAAGCGACGTTCGTGTTGACGAAGTCCGTCATCCTTCGGCGAATGAACGAAGTCTTGCCCGAGGCCGGGTCCGACGTGATCGCCATGTGGAAGCGGAACCCGCCGGTATCGCGACGCTCGAGCATGTTCATGCCCGCTGCGTCGGCGGCGATCCAGTATTCGCGCGAGAGCTCGACGCCGGCGGGGAGCCCGTCGATCGCGAGAAGATACTCGGACCAGCGGTCCTCGGCGAAAGACAGGTTCGGCGGGGTGTTGACGTACACCGAAGCCGCAAACGCCGACAGGTCGACGGTGTACTGCGTGCCATTGATGGTCTGGAGCACGCGGTGCCCAAAGAGGGCGAGGCGGTCGTCAGCGACAGCGGCCGCGGCGGTCTCGTTGGAGTCGAAGTCGTCGGAGACGGCCGGCTGGGCGAACGCGTGCCCGCGCTTGACCGCGACCGCATCACGGATAGCGGTCAGCCAGGCAGCACTCGTGAATTCGGCGGCAAGCCAGACGCCCCCGTCGCTTCCGCTTCGAAGAACACGCAGTCCTTGAGCGGACACGTCCGAACCGGTCCAGTTTAGGTCGACGAGCGTGCCGTTGTCGCCACCGGTAAGCGCGACGAAGTCGGCATCGGACTCGGGGTTATTGCCTCCGTCGCCGTGAAGCGCGAATGTCACCCACTCCGACTCGATACTCGACATGCCGCCAGCGTCGAACGAGATGCCCTCGAAGGTCTCGACCTTCGTTCCCCACTTCACTTCGACGTCGAACGTCGAGGCGTCGACCTTGGTGTGCTTGATCTCGATCTGGTTGCCCGCCGCCGACTTATACTTCGCCGTGACCGTGTACGCATTCGTCGGCACCGTATCTTCGAGTACTCGAGAAGCAGCTGCAGCATCGTCCGCCTCGACACGTACGAGCTCGAGCACTCCCCACCGTTTGCCAGTGAGTGCGCGGTAGCCGCCGTAGGAATCGAGGTCGTTCGCCTGGCCGAAGAGCTGCTCGAGGTCCGACGGCGAGCGCACTTCGATGAGCGTGTCGGCGGGCCCCCAGGGGAACTGGCCGACTATGTGTGCCGTTCGCTGAACACCACTGAACCGCGGTGCGGCCGGCTGGTCCTGCTCGTCGATGACGACGGCATCCGTGAGACGCCACTCGGTGGGGTTGTTGCTGTAGAGAACAGAACTCATGTCTACCTCAAACGTTTACGTCAGCGCCGACCTCAAGGCCGGTCGCCGCGAATTCAGCCTTGGAATATCGAACCTTGGTCAACATCGGGACCTCCGCATCGATCGAGTACTCGACCCTGAAGTAGCCGTTCGGCTCCGAGCCGGAATCGCTGCGGTTTTCGTCGACGACATCCACCCGAACAAGCGCATCATGGTGCGGTATCGTGAGAACGAGTCCCGGCGGTGGCGGCTCATCGATCGAGTCATCCGCAACCGTCGGCCAGAAATGCTTCCGCACGAACGGCTCGAGCTCGGCCCGCTCCGTCTTTGACTTCGTCCACAAGTCGAGCTGCATCGGCAGCTGTTGCCGAGCACGCACGAAGAAGACGTCGACCGTATCGGCGTCGACCTCATCGACCCGGTAAACGCCGTGGTCCTTGGTCCACTCGGCGCGCTGGGCAGATACAGCAATCGCTGGCAATGCGAAGTCGGCGTTCGCGGGCCAACCTTTGTGGAACGTGACGCCGGCGAGATCCGGATCAGCTCGCAACGCTTCGACAATCGCGTGAACAGTCGCATCGATGGGGTTGAGATCATCCATTGCCCCCATCCAGCTTTCGGAGCATCCGCTCGGTTTCCTGGTCGAGCAGCTCGGCGAGTTCGTCGAGGTTGTTCTTCACCATCCAGTGCGCTTCGGTGCCCTCATCTTCGATCTTCTGAACGACAGCCATGGCGAGCGCCATCGTGTTGCGAGGGACATCATCGAGACTCTCGAACGAGCGGCGCGATCCACCATCGTTGTTGAGATCGAGGCCGAACTTCCGGACAACCCATTCGAGGATCGGCCGAAGCGGCGGTCGGTGCGGCCGCGAGCCTGCCTCGAGGATGCCCGCGTACGGAACGTCATTGAACAATTCGGCACCATCGGGAGTCCGCTGAACTTGCCAACCGGCTCGGGCGACTCCTTCGTCGACCGGCGTATCTTCGGCGACGACGCGAACACCACGAAGAGCAGCCCGGAACGCGCCCTGGCGCCCGGCTGCCTCGATCTCTTCCTGCAGCGCGCGAAACTTGGCGCCGAGCTGACTGGCTTCGACGGTTCTCATCAGTCCGACTGCCTCCTCAGTACTGCGGAGTAGAAGTCGGCGACAGCATCCATCTCGGGCACCTGAACGGACTCTACGTCGTACGCCTCACCGTTCCATAGCACGCGGTCACCAATTCGGAGGACCTGCCCTTCCGTCTCGTCATGCAGCCAGGCCGCGGTCACGTCGCCTGACTCGAACTGACCAGCTGCGGTGTGCCGCGCGTCGTAGTCGACCGGCGCAACGAGCGCGCGAAAGTCGAAGACCTCCTCGGCCGAACCGACTATCTCTCCGACTTCATTCTCGGTGCCGCCGGTTCGACGAACACGCGAAAGGTTCGGTTCGTCGGGAAGCATGCCTTCGACGGCACCGAGCAGAACGCCGCCGGGGTCGCCGCTTCCAAGGACTTCGCGGATGAGTGTCAGGTCGTAGGGACTCTCACTCATTCGACCCTCATCTTCGGCCCCTGAAGGGTCGACTCGCCGCGCTCGTAGGCACGGGCCTCCCGCAATCGCTGATGCCAGCGATCACGTTCCGACTGAAGGTCTTTGATCCGGCCCATGAAGTGAGCCGAAAACCCTTTCACCGACTGCGAAGCCGGAGCGCGGCGAATCTTGCGGATCTCGGCATCGATTTGCCTGATCTCCGCTTCACACTCCGCTTCGGTGTAGATGGGCTCGTCCATGAGTTCCTCTAAAAGTAGCAGCTCCAGAGTTGGTGAGCTTTGGGTACGTTGGCGCCAAAAGTTCCCCGGAGCTGCAAATTGCGGAGGCAGGATTCGAACCTGCGGCCTTCGGGTTATGAGCCCGACGAGCTACCAGACTGCTCTACTCCGCATCTCGTCCCGTTGACCTTTGGGCTCGGCTCATCCGTTCACGACGACACGGGACCACATCGCAGCTTCGAGAAGGCTTCACTGCCCTTTTGGTATTCACGGGTGCCTGTTCGGTTTCTCCGAGTAGCGGGGATCGGTGTTCCAGCGGTATCCACGAGACACGAGCGAACGAGCCTGCTCGAGCGTGACCGGCGAGTGAATGTAGCGCGCGACGATCTCGGGCTTCGGCGACGCGATGACGTCGCCGTTGTAGAGTTCGGGCTCGGTCGGGTGACATCGGATCTGGATGATGTGCTCCTCGTCGATCGGACCTGATGGATTCGCAACTTCCGGATTCGAGTCTCCGCGTTCGGGCTGCACGGGCGCGTCGGACACATCGCCCGAATCGGTCTCGATCAACGAGACTCCGAGCTTCGATTCGATCCGTGCCGCGACCTCGTGGAGCTCGTCTTCGCTGAGCTCGAGGAGCGCATTGGATACCGACTCCCGAAGTCCCTCAAGCGAGATGCCTCGCACCTCGTGGTCAACGTACTCCTCGAGGAGATAGCCGACCTCACGAAGCTGCTTCATGTCCAGGTCTTCGAATTCCATCACCACATCTTCCACTTCTGGACGATCCCTTTACGGCTGACGCCCGGAATCATGTTGTCGTAGAGGCGAACCGCCATCGTGAACGGGTCCTCACTCGGAATGAATGAGTCGTAGGACGGTCCGGCCGGGTTGTTCCGGTTGAGGATGTTCGCGGCGCGGTGGATCTTCATCGGCATCCCTCCGCCGCGCTGGTCTTGCAGCACGGTCATGATGGCGTAGCCGTTGTCGACGGCCGCCTTTTGGCCACCGGTGAGAAGCGGGTAGCGGTCGTGAATGACGACCCAGGTAATACCGTTGAACTCGAACATGCTGAACGAGGGCCCGGACGGGTCGGGGTCGGAAGGCTGCTGCGGCGTCAGGCCTGCCTGGACCTTGTCATGCGACTTGAACGTTGCCGACGTCGGGCCGTTGATGAACGCGAGTGTCGGCTGCTGACCAGTGGCCGCGTAGAACTCGTCCTTCATGATGTCGGTTTCGTAGTACGGATCCGCCCCCGCGTCGTTCAGCGCAGTTCCGGGGTTCGTGAGATCGAGGATCTCCTCGGCGTACGAAATGGAGATCACTTTGTCTCCATCGTCGTAGGTGAACTGCTTGTCGTTCACCATGGCGGCGATGGCCCAGAACTGCAGGTTCTCCCGGCGTCCCTCGAGGTCGTCGGTTGCTTCGACAAGCCCTTCCTGGCTGACCTCGTAGTCACGGGCGCCGTCGCCGGTGCGACGAAGGTTGTCCTCGTCCTCGGTCGCCTTGAACTCGTAGGCGTTCTTGACGTGGAACGGAGCGACGAGCTTCTTCTCGGTCTTCATCCCTCGAACGAGCACCGAGGAGTCGGAGAAGCCCGTGATGTTCGCGAAGCGCTCGCGCTGCTGGATGAGAATCGGCACCTCGATCAGCTCGCCGTCATGGGCCTGCGCCTCGACGTACTGCATCATCGGCTTTCGCCGCGGCTCGCGCTCGTCGATGACACCCTGAAGCACATCAGCGGTGACCTCTTCGGGCCGATAGAATTCTTTGAGCTCTTGTTTCTTCGCCATTTCCTCTTCCTGAGGCTCAGGGCATCAGTGCCCGGTCACTTGATTCGCTGCTTCGGTTCAGTACTGCCGAGGGTCAAAGATGATGAGTCCTGCGAGCTCGGCTCGGGCCGTGGCGGTCAGGCCACGAACGTTCTTCTCGCGCACGCGACCGTGACCTCGCGTGGGAACGAGAACGTTGTCGGGCGTGAAGGTGTAATCCTGAGTGTCGACCGTCTTGGTCGTGATGATGTAGCCGGCGTCGCGGTTGGAGACTACAAGGTCGCCAGCATCCACCGCGATGTCGCCGTCGACGGTGATCGTCCCCGCTCCGGTATCGACGGCCGTCACCGACAGCCCGGTATCCGAGCCGATGCTGACTGTATCGCCGACTTCGAAGCGACCAGGGTTGTCGACCTCGACAGTCGTCGGGCCACCACCACCGGGCGCCGACGCCGTCGTGCTAACCAGGTCGAATGAGCGCGTTCGGTCCGCCTCGATGGTGTCACCCTCGCTGAGCGTGAGCGCAGCACCGTCGACGGTGATGGTGTCGTTCGCGTAGTCAACTACCGTGATCTGACGGAAGCCCTCGCCCTCGATCTCGACGTAGTCGCCGACCAGGAACTGAAGCACGTCCGAAACTGGAATGACGTTCGCCGATGTCACCGCCGAAGCCGCCGCGTCGGCAGCGATCGGATAGTGGAGGCCGTCGGCCTTCCACTTCGCGATGACCGTTCCGGCCGGCACCTGCACGAAGTTGTTTCCGGACACGTTGGTGGTCGCCAGCGACTTCGAATGAATGTCGTCGGCGCCGTGACCGGTCAGGAAGACTTCTTCGACGAGCTCCCGCTGTCCGATTCGCTGATACATCACGTGATCGCGCATTTCTTCTCTCCGTGTGGTTTACAGCCGCGTGGCGTTCTTCTTGTTTCGGACGCTCCGCGCGATCGCCTGGCCGAGCTCGCGCTCAGTCTCGATCTCGTCCCCATCGTCATCGGGGAGGTTCCGGTCCGACGGCTTGTTGGTGCCAGTCGAAGTCGCAGAGGTCGATTTGGTTTTGGTGGTTGTGTGAGCTTGGAACAGCTCCGGGGCCGCTTCCTGCACGGCTTTGACGGCACTCTCGACACCGACTGGCTCGCCGCTTTCATCCAACTGGATGTCTTCCCAGTTGATGAGACGGGCGATCAGCGACTGCCGTGGTCCGGCGCCGAGCTCGGCCGCCTTTCGCTGCACGGCCTGCTCTTTGATGAGCCGCTGATTTCGCTGCGACTGCTGCTGGGCGCGTTCCTCGGCTTCTTGGAGGCGCTTCTTGACCTTCTCGAGCTCGGATAGCTCGGCCTCTTCGCGCTCACGCTCCTTCTTCCGGAGCTCCTCGAGTTCCTTCTGGGCGCGTTCGAGCTCGAGCTTCAACGCGGAGTCGTCCGTTGACGGCGCAGATGGCGTCGGAGTCGGAGTCGGTTCGTTCGGCGGGTTGTCAGTGGGTCCCGGATTGGGATCGGGGTCGGTCGTCTGCGAAGGGTTGTTCGCGGACGTCGTCGGATCCGTCTTAGAAGGATCTTTCTTTTCAGACATGGAGCAAAACCGTCTTGCCCCAAAGCATCACCGTGATTGACGCTAGAGGAAAGGTTCCGAGGCGTCAAACGGGTTTATCTCGCTTCTGTAACAGCTCGATCCATGAGGTTTCGCGCAACTGTGAGAACTTGGTCTTTATCAAGGCCACTCTGTGCGGCCCCTTCAGGAGCACCAACCGAAACAATGATGTCGAACTTATCTTGGCTCGGTATGACTCGGAACCAATAGCCGGACAGGACGTTAAGTCCATTACGGCGATCGATCCATTCGGCAGCGGACAACCTCTCATCGGTGATCTCAACCTCGAATCCGATCGCCGAGATCTCCTCGCCGAGATCAGTCAAGGATTGTGAAGACTTGGAATGATGCGGCTCCCCAGGCATTGATGAAACGCTCCTCGTCGATGGCTGCAAAAAGTCCGCCGTCCGAACCCGGGCCAGATGTGCCCCAGGGGTCGCGCAATTCTACCATTCCGTCGGAACGAATACCATCCATGACGACCCAGTGTGAGCCCTGCAGCACCGCTGTAGGACCAATATTCGACACGAGTCGAAGCGCAGCCTGGACATCATCAAACGCCAGATCAATCGAACCTGCGAGTAGCTTTCCGCCTCGCAAGCCCAAGGACTCAGCCGCACGTCTAAGCGCCAACGCATCGGTCCGGCCGTCAGGAAGGCCGAACCCACGAAGACGTGACTCCTCGACTTGTTCCCCACGGTCCATCAGCAACTGACGCACGCACGCCGGCCCGCATGAGTTCGGCTCCTCTTGAACGACGACGTCTTCAGATTCCCGCCATTCATCGTATACCTTGCGCGGGTCAGATCCCGTCCCTTCGGACGATCCGCCAACACTCGGTGAGGGCAATCGGCTTCCCTCAGGCTCGAGCCACGGAATCTCCTTCTCCCTGTCGTTCGGCCGACCTGGCGGGTGAAGGTAGCGCCGGCCGTCGCCATCCTCGAACATCTCCTCGAGCTCGCGCACCTGGCCGTGGACTGGGTAACTGTCCTGATCGGTTCGCGCGTCGAACGTCACGATCGCCGACTTCTTCAGGTCGTCGACGCCCTCTTCATCACGCGCCCTCATCAGCGAGGCGTTGTGGGCTCGGTTGTAGGCCCCCAGTGTTTCGGTCCGAACGATACGTCTGGCCGCCCATCGCTCGCCGTCGATGGCTCGCTGCACCGCGGCGGTCGCCGTCGCCCGGTCGCCGCGGGTGGTGAGCATCATTGCGACCTCGGCGCGGACGCGGCGTTCGATCCGAGGCCCCCACCTGGCAAGACTCGCGGGTACGCGCCGAATGATGGAGTCGTCCGCGGCCTCGGCAATAGCCGCCAGATTCAACGGCCGCGCCTCGTAGCCGTAATGGGCCATCCACTCGTTGATCTCTTCGACCGTGTGGCCGGGAGCGAGGCTGTACATCTCTCGAATGCTCGCCTCGAGTACCGCTTCGAGCTTCTCACTCGTCAGTCGCTGGGTGAGATCGGCCAGGAAGGCGACGATACGGAGTTGTTGTGCGCGAAACCTCTCCGGGTCCAGTCGATCGAGCTCGGCCGTGACTTCGTCGAGTGCGAGCGAAAGCTGCCGTTCCACCGCGCGCCGAGCCTTCTTGTCGAGCGCGAGAAGCTGTCGATGATGGTTCCGGGCGAGCCGAAGGATGTCGGGCGGGATCTGGGGCACCACCTACCTCACAACAGGCCGTCGAGTCCGCCACCGGTTGGAGTCGGGGTTGCTGTTGCCGTCCCTCCCTGCCCGGCCTCGCCGGCGAGCTCCTCGAGGTAGGCGTCGACGTCGTCGATATTGAAGTAGGCCGCGAGCATCGAGACCGCAGTCTTCCGGGTGATGAACCCCTGGTCGAACGCGAGCTGAACCGCGGTGAGCATCTGGACGACATCGTCGGGCGTCCACTCCACCACGTCGGGCCAGGTCGCCGTCACGTCGAATTCGCCGACGTCGAGGGCGCGAAGCATCTTCGAGAGCAGTCTTCCGATGCCCTTTTCGAACTGCGGCCGCACGTCCTGAATGAGAGCGACCATCGGGGCGAGCATGAGCTTCAACGCGGTCCCCGAGAGCGTCCCCGACCACGACTGCGGGTCATGGATCACGACCCGCGCGACCTCATGAAGCGATCGACGGATGCGGTCGACGTACTCGAACCCGACCTGTTGTCCGGCTCCGTTCAACTCGAGGAGTTCCACGCCGGCCGTGGCGTTCTTCGACGGACTCGACGTGATCGACCAGGTGTGTTGCGACCCCGTCTTGAGCGCCTCCTTGTTCATGTTGTCGACGTCGGTGAAAACGACCTTGGGCTCGCCGTTGTAGCGAATGGCGCGCCCCATCTGACTCAGCGTGTAGTTCACCTCGTCCTCGAGTTCGAACTCGGGCTCGTCGAGTAGCGGTGGACCGTCGATGTCGTTGGTGACCTCGAGTAATTTGATCCACTCCACCGGCACGAAGCCGAGCTCGTGTTCGACCGTGGCCTCTTCATCTTCGACCCACTCGAGCGCAGCCATCGCGTCCGCGTCGAGCACGTCGATCTCGGATATGTCAATCGGTACGAACTCGACGGTGCGGTTCAGTTCCCACCTTCGTCGGTGCCAAAACTCCTTCGACTCACCCGAGAGCGGGTCTGTCTGGAAGCTTCGCCAGTACTCGTCGAGCTCGAGCAGGTCGTCGAAGTCGATGTTGTTCTCAATGGCTCGCGCGCGGTCGTGTCGCCCGAACGTCGGGTGAGCATCCGAGAGCCGCAGAACTTCGACATCGAGTCGACCGCCTTCAAAGACGTGAAAGGCGAGTCCCACGGTTCCGTTCAGACACGCGAGACGCCCGAGCTCGTTGTACTGACCTCCGAGTCCGGAACTTCGTATCGCCTCCTGGAGCGCTGCATTGATCTGTTCGGTGTCTGGCGCCTGTTCGCCTTCTTCTGTGTCGGGTGCCTCGACCTTCCATGTTGGCGCGCGACCCTCGCCGAACAGGTAGGCCGTCACCGTGTCGACCGTCTGCTTCGTCAGCCGGACGCGCACGGAAGGCTTCTTCTCGCGAAGCTGCAGCTCCTCTTCGGAGTCCCACGGTTCGAGGTGCTCGTACTGCTTGCCCCAGTAGTACTTCGAAGCGCGGTCGAACGTCTTCGACCGATCGGACTGTCCAATTGCCTGCATCACCATGAGACTCTCCCTGAGTCGGCGAACGCCGTCTGACTCGAGCACGGGTTCAAGTCAGCGCGGCGCGAACCGCACAGTCCTTCGCTTCCAGAAGCTTCCGCAGGCACGCGGTCAGCTCCGGCGACTCCGGCAAATCATCGGCGAGTTCGTGAGCCGTCTCACAGAAAGGCTTCGAAACTCGAGCGAGATGCTCGGGAAGGTGATCGTAGGTGAAGTACTTCAGGAGATGAGCGATCGATGGGTGTCTGTCCATTTCGGACTCCTATGCCGCGTGGGCGAAGATGGAGGGGAACGACGCGCGCAACCTGTCGACCTGTCTCCGGAGTGCTGTTCCCTGCGTGGCCTCGGTGTAGAGCGCGTAGCGAAGGGCATCGACCGTGTGGTCGTTCTCCTTGACCGGTTTCCCGTTTTTCCCCCATGCATACCCAGAAAGCTCGGTTCGAAGATTCTCACACGACCTTTCGATGTACAACCCGGGACGTGCGCCGCCGTTCGGGTTTGCCTCCGGAACGACCGGCTTTAGAAGCGACGCGACGAAGTCGATTCCGGGCGCTACGGCGTTGTCCGCACCGAGCACTCGAAGGTCGTAGTTCTGGCAGGTCGCGATGTCGCCGGGTTCGCTCGGGTCGGCCCACCAGTGCGTGACGCCCTTTCGCCCTTCCCGTTTGAGTCGGTTGACCCAGCAGTCCGCGTTCGAGTTCGCCGGCGGCGGTGGAACAGTGAGGCCCCGGGCGTAGTCCTCCTTGAACACGAAGACGTTCCCAAAGCGGTCGGTACCGACGCATATCTGAGTGCCCGGGTTCGCATGTCCCCAGTCGACGCCGCCCCACTTGCTGACAAGCGGCGGGATGGCTTCGACGATGTGAGTATGGTCGTCGAGGAACTCTTCGAAGACCTTGCCCTCGAACGCATGGAACGACGCCATGTAGTTGCGAAGGAAGATGGGGCGCGGGAGCTCGCGGCGCGCTTTGCGGACCTCTTCGACCAGGTGCGGGAGAGATGTGTTGTCGGCCGTCGTGAAGTGAACGCCGTAGTAGTCCTCATCTCGGTCGGACCCACTGCCGTGCTGCGTCTTCTGCCAGACCTCGTGATAAAACCAGTTCTTACCCATTGGGGTCGATGAGAAGATGGCCCAGCCCTGCTTGTCGGAGAGCGCCGGCCGAATGGAGTCCTTCCAAGTTTCCGGCTTTTGCCGCGCAGACTCGTCGTCCCACTCGCCGTCGAGGCCATCACCGACGAGCCGCTCCGGTCGGTCGCCTGAACGAAACTCGATGCGAACGCCGCCGGCGAGCCACAGTCGGGACTTGTTGCGCTGGTATCGAAGAACCAGGGGGGAGTCGACGCCGCCGATAGCCTCGAATATCTCGCGCCGTTGCAGGTTCCCCAGGGCGTAGGTCGGCGATGTGCACCAATACTGACAGAACCCCTTCGCTTCGTCGTCGAGTACTCGAGGACGATTCCATTTCTCGCCGGTCTTCTTCTTTGCCTCGACGTCTCGGTAGACACGCCGGAGAAACTCCCGACCACACCCATACGTCTTCCCGCCTCGCCGGCCGGCGACGACCGCTACGAACCGGGTGTCGATGTGGTCGTGGAGCTCGCGCTGCTTCTGGTGGGGTTGGTACTCGGCGAGGTATTCGGACTCGAACCGCTCGAGTGTCGGCGACTCGAAGCCCGTCCGGTCGTCGACGCGCGAGACGAAAGGGGAACACCTGGCCATGTCTTCGACGACCAGGTTGGAGAGTTTGGAGGCTCGGGCCATCAGTCTTCAGATGGCGGATAGGCCGTTACGTATTCGCCTTGTCGGCGCCGTTGAAGACCAGTTCCGCGAACAACTGTGCCATCTCTTCGTAGAGCAAACCTGACCGCACCTCCCTTTTTCCCCTGCTGGAGATCATTCAGTTGCTCACTGAGCGTGCTGTTTGCTCTTGGGGCAATGAAGATGGCGGTGGGTTCTCCCTCCCGAACGCGGACTTCCTCAGTCAATTGGTCACTAAAGTCTTCCCCTGCCAGTTCGAAGTATGCAGATCGATAGTTCATAGCGTCTCCCAAGTGATGTGTGAGACGCCTTTATCATCGTCTTTCGCCATGCCAGCAAGCATCACAGCGCCTCCTGCTGAATGAGCACCGTGACGACCCGCTCAATACCAAGCGCCTCCTTCTCCATCGCGGACGCTGACTCCATGAGCTCGGTGATGACCTTGACGTGCTTCCACAGGTCGGCCGCGTCGATGTCCTTGGCCTCGAGCTCGTCAATCTTCGACAGAATGAGCGTGAGCATCTTCCTGGCGCCTTCGCTCGCATCGGCCGCCCACTTCAGTTGTCGGGTCCGGAATTCCTGCAGGCGCTCGACGTAGTCATCCTCCGCCGTCTCACGGGCCTTTGCGTCGAGGTAGGCGTCGTAGGCGGTGGCGCGAGCTTCCCAGTCGTTCTTCGAGCTCCACGCGCAGAAGTAGCCCGGAGGCCGGGGCAGGCTCCCCGGTTTCTCACCCTTTTCTCTCCGGTCCTTCCCGTCCCGTTGACGCACGTACTCGGCGTGTGCAGCCGGCAGAGAGCGTGTCTGGGCTGGAAGGTCGCGGTAGGCAACGAAGCCTGCGAAGGCCTTGTCGGTCTCGCCAGGCTGGCGGTCCCAGGGCTGTTTCGGTTGGTCGTGTTCCACTGTTCAGGCCTGCTTTCAGGCCCAAAGCTCACACGCCGAGGATAGCGGTGACGTGGGGAGACGTCGAGTTGGACGTTCCGAGGCTCGCGAAGCTGGCGAAGTGTGACATCAATGCCACACGGATCGGATGGATCGGGTCGCATTTCCAACCCGATCTGTCGCAAGTCCAGTGTTCATGCGGGTCGGATCGGATGGATCGGATGGATCGGGTATTTGCCTATCTCTCTCGCCACTCACCTACCTACCCCTGCGATTTCGCCGTTTTTCGTGGGGTAGGTACCCTTTGCCTCTTTCAATTATAGGGGATAACCCGATCCATCCGATCCGAGGCGCATGAACACTGGGGATAAAGCGATCCGTGGACCCGATCCGTACCCGATCCATCCGATCCGTCCCGCGCCGGTAGAATTCCTGAGCGTGGTGTGAGAACCTCTTCGAAACTCACACCCAGAACGGGGGACCAATGACAAGTAGACTGACGTTTCTGTTCGCATTCCTTTGCTTCGCTGCCTGTTCCAGCGAAGAATCGAAGATCGCAGCTAAGGCGGAGAAGCTATGCGAAGCCGATCAGCTGGACCGACTCAACCTTGAGATGTTTGAGGATGGTGTCTATCAGGACCTGGTGCGCGCTGAAGACATTGCCTTCGCAAAGGATGCCGAAAAGGCGCTGGAAGGAAACGCGTTTGCCGAGCTTGCGGCCATCGCCGTCCCATACCAGAAACTAAAGAACGAGCACGCTGAGTGCGAAGTACAGGTGGCCATTGCAAACGGTGAAGCCACGGCTTCCGTTCGAAGGACGGCGCCGAAACCAGCTCTAAAGGACGAGCTCGAACTCATCGGTTCGCTCGCGGCTTCGCCGATAGAAGAGGTGCACGCGAAAGCGAAGAGGCTTCTCCAGGATGCGCCCAGGGAAACGGAGAGCTACGAAATTCGCTTTGAGCGCACCGAAGGTAAATGGCTCGCAAACCTCGGACTTCCCGAATCCCAAGAGACAAAAGAGCGCTTTACTGAATACATGAAGAAAGTCCGAGATCTCATCCGCGCGGGCGACTACCGGTCCGCTGACGAAGTGCTGAAGAAGGCGGAGTTGCTGGACACAGACAACGAGAGCGTTCAGTCACTCCGAACCGAGCTCGACAAAGAGCTTAATCAGTTGGTTGCGGGAAACTGGCGCCTCGACGAGAACAAGGACGAAATGGACGACACACTGCGCACCGTTGTGTCACTTCCCGCGGTCATCGAGGGCGAGCCGGGAGTGTTCACGCCCAAGCCAATTTTGATCGCTCGATGTGACGACGGCCGCCTCGACCTGTTCCTTGCAATGGACGAATACTTGGGGCTACGTGGTGTCAAGACCCGAGTTCGTTTCGGCAAAGCGCCAGCTGAATTTGTGGGCGTTGGCCTGTCGGAAAACGGAAAGTCCGTGTTCTTCGACGAACCTTGGGTGCTCGTAAATCAGATAATCAAGAAGGAAGGCGAGCCACTGCGTTTCGAGGTCCAGAGCCGACTCGGTGACAGGCAATCATCGTTCGATACCGATGGGGCGAAGCTCGCACTCGCCAAAGTCATCACGCCGTGTACCGACAAGTAGGTCAAAACGGATACCGCCCCTGCTCCTCCGGATTCCACGCACAGATCGTAGAGTCGACGGCGTTTCGCCCCTCCCATCGCAAGCCCCGTCCGTAGTGCCCGCCGTCGTATTTTGAGGCCTGGCCGGCGAATGACGGCTGCACGAGCAGCGGTTTGAAGCGCGACCAGAACCTCCTCGAGGAAAGTCGCGACTCCATCCAATGGGTGCGGAACGCATCGACCAGGGCACCGGTCGGGATGATGGTGTGCGCATCGGAAGGTTCGTCGAACCCGCCCTTCTCGAGCAAGTCGTGCACGACGGCAAGCGCGTCGGCTGCTTCGTCGGCTTCGACATCGACACCACCCCGGCGCGACCGGATGAGCTCGACGAGCTCGTTTCCGTTTTCGAACCGAGCGAGGATGGCGCGCTCCCACGACTGAAAGCGTGTGGTGGACTCGAGATCGACCACAGCCTCGCCCTGTAGGAAGGCGAGCACATCGCCGACGAGTGCTTCGTGATGCGACTCAAGGAAGTCTTCGACCTCTTCGATAAACGCGACGTCGTGGCGACGCGGCCCGATCTTGATGGGGACGGCCCGGTCGGCGAGGTCGGTCGAGAGCTCGGGGGTGTTCGCCGAGATACACCAGGTGAACGAGTTCGGGATAGTCGCCTCACCGGTGTACATCTGTTTGCCGCTAATGGTCGGGAGCGTGATGGTCGACTCGAGCGCCTGGCTATCCATCCGGCCCTTGAGGTTGTCGATGAAGATGACGCGCTTGGCCTGACCGGGTGTCAGAAGCCGGGCGACGAACTGCCCCCAGTCCTCGTCCTTTCGCAGGTTGAAAAACCCTCCCCAAACCTTCGCTATCGCTTCGACAGTCGACGTCTTTCCGACGCCCCGGCCGTGGTCCGACATGACGATGAACGCTGGCCTGCGACCGAACCCGCCGCCCCAGCCGGGAGTTACGAGCATGGCTTGGATAAGCTGTCGGTCTGCCGGCGTGTCAGGGTTGAACAGGTCGACGAACGCCTCGAGCGTCGAGCCGTCGCCGGGTGTCACCTCGCAGGTGTAGTGAATGCGCGCCGACGGCGGGTGATGCGGAAGCGTTTCGATCTGGTCGTAGCGTCCGGTCGACTGCTGCGCGAGAGCTGCGGCGAGCTCGCCGTAGTTCACGCTCCTGACCTGGTCCCCATCTTTGTAGACCTGCCCGTCGCGCCATGAGACGTCGCAGGTTGTCTGGAGCCAGGCGGACAGGTCTGTGACGGCCGGCAGATAGTCGACCGGGGACTCGCCGTTGAACACGCCGTAGTCACGCCCCGGGACGAAGAGTTGCCCGCGAACAAGCCGCGGCCAGAAGCCCGTCGCTTTGTGGACCCGATCGACGATCGTCGTGAGTTCGACGTGTCGGTAGACGGTCTTCGAACGGCCGTCGTCGGCGACCTCGTAGGCGACCGAGTAGTTCCGGATCCCGGCGCGCTGTTTTCGCTCGCGTATCTGCGCAACCCGGAACTTGCGGCGCTCTTTGACGAGTGACTTGAAGTCGTTGAGGTTCGCAGGGCTGTCTTTGATCGCGGCCTGCAACCGGGCGAACGCGGCCGGGTCGTGCGTCTGGAGCATCGCGGCGGCTTCGAGGGCGTCTTCCTGGAAGGGTCGGCCGACGTCTTCGTGAACGGCGTCGGCGATGGCGTCGGCGAGCTTTCGGGCAGCGGCTAACTCGCGTTCGCGAGCGATCTCCTTGGTGACCTCTTCGTCCAGTTCGTCGGTTGCGCGAACGCCGAGATCGAAGATGAGTTCCTTTGTCCGCTCTTCGCCGACGTCGTCGAGAAGACGGACCAGACCGTATCGGCTGCGGCCGGTGACGTCGGCCGCATCGAGGTACTCCGACCAGTCGCGTACCTGAACGTTGTAGCCTGCAGCTCGCCGGCGGGCGGCGAATGCATCCGCTTCGGAGTACTCGTCGCGATGGTGCGGAACGATGACCCAGTAGCGCGAGTCGCGCGGCAACGGCTCATCGGGCCACTCGGTGTCGAGTCCGAACGCGGCGGGGATGCCGAGTTCGTTCAGGACGAACGCGTCGGTGTAGCTCGAGCAAAGCCAGACGGTGTCGCCGTCGAGGTTTCCACCCCAGCCGGCAAAACCCGACGATGCCGCGGCCTGTCGGACGACGTCGTCGATACCTCTCGGTTGACTCACGAGTCGCTCCCGTCACACTTCGGGCACAGATCGACTCTCTTCGGGCCGTCCGACGTTCGGACGAGCGCCACGGTGTTGCGATGCGAGCTGCACATTGGCGCGTCGCACGTCCCGTCTTCTGTCTCGCCGTCGCAAAGCGCTACGACGGCATGCGAACCGCACACGACACAGCGTCTCATGTTGCAGGCACTGCAATAGATCCGAAATTGCTTACCCATGCCGCCCTCCTTCCATCACAATCGCGATGGGGCCCTCTCGAAGAGGGCATGCCGGGTCGCTCATGCCTTCCGTGAGCTGAGTTGGCCGATAGATGCGGGCCGGACCGTTCGGCGCGAGACAATACCGGCGAGTCGGAACGACGCTGGAGTCGTCGAAGAACGGACAGTCTAGGCATCCCGTGACCTTCCGCTTGCTGCCCCATTCGGCTTCGGTGCGCTCCTCAGCGATCTGAGCACGCTTTTGGAGACGCGCGTTCTCTTGCCGAAGGTCGAGCATCTCCTCCACGAGTCGTCGCCACCGCTTCTCCAACGCAACAATTCGGCTGGTTTCCGCGTGACGCTTCTGATCGATATCAGTCTCCATGGTTCACCCCCTGCAGGCGCTGCTCAGCTGCCACGAAAAAGACGTCGTCGACTTCGATCCCGGTGAACTTCCGGTCGAGCTCGATCGCAGCATGTCCGGTCGAGCCCACGCCCATGAATCCGTCGAAGACGAGGTCACCGGGACGGCTCGAGACTTCGATCAGATGGCGGAGTACTCGAAGCGGCTTCTGGGTCGGATGAAGCGTGTTGCCCTTGGAGTCGACGAGACGTTCGGCGCCGCCGCAGATGGGCGCTTCGATGTGGTTGTGCATCTCGTTCTCGCCGAGCCAGTTGAAGGTGTGCCCCTCGCCCTTGGTGAGGAAGAGAATGTACTCGACGCTCGACTTGAAGGTGGTCTTGACGACCTGCGTTCCCGGGTTGGTCTTGTGCCAGGGAATGGTGATTCGGACGTCGAAGCCGACGACCTCGAGGATGTCGCCAAGGTGCGAGAGGTAGCGGTCGGCGACGAAGACGTACGCGCTGCCGCCCGGGCGGAGGATGCGGAAGAGCTCGGCACCGAACGCGGCACAGAACTTGAGGAAGTCGGCGTGCTCGAACTTGTCCCACTCCCCGAAGTCCTGGCTGATGTCGCTTCGACCCTCGAGTGAGAACACCCGCTCGTTCGCGATGTTGTAAGGGGGGTCCGTTACGATGAGGTCAACGGACTCCGCGCCAACCGAGGGTACCTGGTCGAAGAAGTCGCCGTGCAGGAGCGTGACCGAATTCTTCTTCGCCCACTTATCGCGCACGTGACCGATGAGCTTTGCGACCGCCTCGGAGTCGGCGTCGTGCTTGTCGTAGATACCGCGGTCGATCGGGTCGATGGCCTCGCGAACGAGGTCTTCGTGGATGTCTCCGAGTTGCTGGCGGACGTGGTCCTCGAGGGCGTTGCGGTGCGCGTATGCCTTCGCGCGCGACTTGAACTTGCCCTTCGTGATGACGCCGTCGGCGAGCTCGGTGACGAGCTCAAGTTGTTGCCTGGACGTGAGCGTGACGATGTCGCGTAAGAGACGTTCGGTGAATGGTACCGCGGTACCATTCGTTGGTACCGAGCAATCAGCCGGTACCAACGCGTTTTCTCGGCACGTGGTACCAATTACCTCCCACGCCTCCGAATCGAGCTTCTGAAGCGCCGCGTACTGCTTCACATAGCTCCGACTCCACCCCATCTCATCCGCCACCTCCTGTTGCGTAGCGTCCTCGAGTTTCCGCCACACGGTCTCTGCGTAGTCGACGAAGGTCTGGGGGAGCGCGTCGCGGTCAGCCTCGTTGGACTCGAAGGCGGCGCGATCGAGCGACTCCGGCTCGAAAATGTACATCGGCGCGGCTCCGGCGCCCTCGGTCTGCAGCGCCTCGAAACGGTGGTTACCGTCCCAGAGCACGCCGTCGGGCGTGACACACAGCGGTCGCTGCGCCTTGTAGCCCTTCTCTCGAATGCTCTCGCGAAGCCGCTCGACAAACGACTCGTTCAGTGGGCGTACGCGGTGAAAGTCCGTGACGAAGCTCAGCGGCTTCGTCTCGAAGTGTCCGTTGGGTGATGGCATCGGTCTCTCGCGGGGAATGTCATTTCCGACCACCGAAACGAACGACCTTAGTGATTCGCGAGGGCAGGATCGCAACCAACTCCTCGCTCTTCGCGAGTCGTACAGTCCAAAGCCCTGCAGCGAACCGGATCAGTTCCCCTTCGTGTCGCCTTCTGCCGAACATGAAGAGCACACGATCGCCGACCTCGAAGGGGCGCCCGTGAACTTTTCGATGAAACCGCTCGGCCTCATGGCCGGCGAACGTCAGCAGTCTGGCGATGGGGGAACGCATCAAGGTCTCCGCTTCCGTGGAGACGCCAAACTAACGATAGTATCGATACCCGTCAACGGGCTATAACGGATAAAACTTGATGCTGTCCGATATAGTCCGATAATGACGCGAACCAATGGGGAAACGTATGATCGGCAAAAGACTCAAGGAACTTCGAAAATTGGCGGGACTGACCCAATCCGACGTCGCAACACGGATGGGTTACGATAGTGTCGGACCACTATCGAAGTGGGAGACTGAACGAGATCCGATACCCGAAGATCGCATGAAGGATCTCGCCGAAGCTCTCGGTATCACAGAGCGAGAGCTTCGATTCTCTCTGATGGCTGGAGAGGAGCTCAAGCAACCCGTGAAGTTGTGGACCATCGCCGCCTGGCGCGACCAGGTCGCCGAGGCCGAGCTTGAGGAGGGCGTCCGGTTCCTGCTCTTGTGTCTTCCTGTCTTCGCCGACGAGGAGACACGGGTCGTCGCGATCACGAAGGAAGACTTCGCGAATCGGCTACACCTGGATATTGAGAGGGTCGACCGGGACTGGCCGAAGATGCTGGAGTCGGGCTTTGTTGAGCGGTTGGGGAGCCCGGGTGTGAGTGATCAGGTATTCAAGCTGGTCAATCGATGATGTTGTCCCCGAAGTCGTTGCCGTCGCTGGTAATGCGCTTCATTTGCCGATCCTGTCCGAGGACTAACGCATCAAACGATTGCAGGATGTAGACTATGCATAGCAGTCCTGCGGACCCGGAATGGATCACGACTCCTAATGACCAGTACTCCAACGGAGCCTGCAACGCTTTGAAGAGAAGTACGACTCCAATCGCAAATACCTCAAAAGCCGAAATCAGAGTGGCGATCAGAGCCGTGTCCCGCCCTACCTTCGCTTCATTTGACGGCAACCTTGCGTCCGCGAGAAAGGAGTCCAGCTTCCCGATACCGAAAAAAAGAAGAGCGGCGCAGCCAAAGAAAATCGTCAGCCAAACGCCAAAACCCCAAACAAACACGTGCTCAAGGTCAGGCATCTCCATCCGTTTCCAAACCAGCAGATAAACGAGCGGAGGCAGCATCAGTGTACCGAGGAAAAGACGAACCGCTCTATTTCGTAGGGGGATCTTCATTTCCAGTCTGGAACCTCACAGCTCTTCAGCTTGTCCAGTAATGCAGATGGGTCGTACATCCCATTCGCCATCTTCGTGATACTTAGATCTGGCTGAAACGTTTGCAGAGAAGAATGGAGCCAGGCCACTTTCTGGGTTTCACCAGCGAAAACAACCCCTATTGAGTTGTAGTAGTTGTTCTCCATTTCCGCGACCTCTTCTAACAACTGCTCTAGCTCGTCCTCATTCGGCGTGAAGTCCAAGTGAAAACGGAACTTGCGTTCCATTAATTTCTCGTCTGGAAACATCAGGGTATCAGAATTGGTCACCCATCTCAGTAGCGTGGAGTAGAGAGCTTTCGTTTCCGCTCGCTCTCGCTCAACTCGTTGTTTCACCACAATGCGGCGAATCTGCGACCTACTTGAGATGATCTCCTCGACGTGATGAGGCGTCCTGCTTGGTCGGCTCGAGAACCTCGCCAAGACAGCAGATGGCTCGGATTCGCTCGATTCTTTGTAGACCGTCTCGTACTCGTTCTCTGAAAGCTTCCGCTGGAAGCAGTGGCGCGGATTGAAGACCTCTAAGAACTTCGCGAAGACCGTTTGTAGGTTTTCGTGCCCAATCAATCCCCCATTCGGGTAAACGGCCGCAAATCGCCGAGTCGAGGGGAGAACCCAGAAGTATGTTGGGTGACCAGGCACAAAATTGTCGCCGAGTGAATTTCGCGCGACCGAGTCCACCTTTCCAGCTGAAGCCGTCAGGTCCAATGAAAGCGATTCAGGTTCGGCTCCGGTTGGGTTCCATAAGACGATCATGTACTCGCCAGCGCTCTCTTCAATGGCGACTATGAACGCTGAATCTTCGGACACTCGTGTATTCTGAAACGTACGGTTCGGCCGGTGAAACCACTCGTGGAGACCTTCGACTGTTTCGTAAAACTCGCCAAACTCGTGGTTCAAACCCCGCCCGAGCGAGTAGTACCCGCAACGTTCTACATCGTAAAAGCGAACATTGAATTCAGTCACAGCGCCCCTCCGTTATTGATTCACGGCAATCTACAGGCAGGTTCAGGGTCGGGCAAGGTCACAGCCTCAAGCATTCAGAGCAGCCCGTTCCGCTCCAACATCCTCAGGTAGTACCGCGCCATCTCCGGACTCACGTCGTAGACCTCGCTGACGTACTCGGGGTTCAACGAGTCGAGGTCCCGAAGAATTCTCCTCGGCATCATGACGAACCCCGCCCAGGCCCACGCCTGCCACTCGGGGTCACGGTACGCTTCGATGTCCGAGCGTCGATAGGTGGTCAGCCCGATCGCATTGCGGGAGGTGAACGCTTCGTGGAGCTGGTCGGCGTGAAGGATCGCGTGACCGAGCTCGTGCGCGATCGTTGCTCGAGCGCGATGTGTGAGGAAGGCGGGTTCGTAAACGGCGTGCCATTGTTCCTCGAGCACGAGGATCTCGATCTCGGGGTAGTCGTCGAAACGGGTCACGGCCTCGCACTCACCGAGCTCGTCGGCCGATGCCGGCGAGATCGTCACATCGTAGTCCGGCAGATACCGAATGAGCCCTTTGATGTCGAGCGGCTCCGGACGGCGCAGCATGTCTGGCTGCCACTCCTCGAGAAAACGCTCGGCGCTTCGCTCCAGGTCCCACAGCGACTTCGGCTCAACTCGCGGGACCATCTCACGTGTCATGACTCGGCTTTCGATCATCTTCGGCATCATCCCCTCCCGGACAACAACTCAATAAGGCGGTTCATCTTCTCGTCCGTGAGAGTTGTGGTCGTCATTCTGCGGGCAAGCTCGAGCGCAAGGCCGGCGTCGGCGCCGTCGTCGATATCAAGCTCCATCGTCTCGTCGAGCTCGGCGCGCGTCTCCATCTCATCGAGGTCGAGGCAGTCGATCGCCTCGCTGATCACCTTCCAGTGCGAACGATCGAGCCGTTTCTTGCCGCGCTCGACCTGAGACAGAAACACGTCTGACAGGCCCACCTGGTCGGCCAGCGACCGCAACGAGAGCCCTTCTTCTTTTCGACAGGCGCGCAAATAGCGCCCGAGGTGCGTCTTCATGGCGACCTCCGTTTGAACGGATCGCAAGGTACTGAACAATTTTTCAGCAGTCAACCCTTGCGAACCGAAATTGGTTCGCGTAACACTGAAAACCTGTTCAGCAACTAGCGCGAGACAAGGGGAGCGCGATGAAGACGAAGTCAGAATGGTTCACCGAGATCGTGCGAAGCGATCAGATCTCGGAAGACGAGAAGCGGGCGATCGCCCTGCTCTACCGCCGCATAAGTCGTTTGGGGTCCGACCTCGTCGGTTTTCGCTTGACCGATGACGATAGTATCGTTACTTATCGTTACATCGACATCGAGGAAGGTGATGACAGACACAGAAAGCAGACCCGAAACGAGATGGCTGACCATTCAGGAGGCGGCTGAGTATCTCGGCCTATCACCGGACTACCTGTACCGGCGCCGAAAGGCAGGAAAGCCCCCGGTCTGGTCTCACATCCCCGATTCCAAGGTGATTCGATACGACATCGCTGACCTCGACGCCTTCATGGAGCAGCACAAGCAAGATGCTGCGACTCAAGAAGCGCCGGCCGCATAAAAAATGCGCCTCCCGAGCTGCCACTCGAAAGGCGCGAACCAACCACGGAGACCTATCCACCATGGCTGACTCGCAGATCGTAAACATCGTCTCGCCAGAACACAACTGTCCCTCGTGCGGCGGAGAGCGCTGCGTCACCCCGGCGGCCGTCCATCTGGACAGCTCCGTCGTCGAGGTGACGCAGCCCGTCCACCCGTGCCCCGAGTGCACGGACGGAGCCGGTCCACGAAAGCCGCTCGAAGTCCGGCTCGACGACGGGTCATTCATCATCGAGGTGGCGAAGGGTCTGGCGACGGTGAGTCAGCCAGACGGCGAGCTCCTTCTCGCCCTTCGTCCAGTCGCTCGCGACGGCTGGACCGACGACGAGATCATCGGCCAGGCGTTCGACCTCGGTTGGAAGTTCGGCGTCATCAAACCGGTGAGCGACGAACGGCGGCTTGCGAGCGGGCAGCTCGAGAAACTGGCGAACGCGCTCGCGCTCGCCGTCGACGATCAGCTCGACCGAGCAGACGGTGATCGCGCCGTCAAACTCGCATCCGCCCTCAACCTCATTCGACTCGCACAGAAGCGGCTTTGAGCCGCACGTCGACACCACTTGGGCACGCCGAAGACGGCGAGCTCGTCACACGGACCTACGCACTTACGGACGGCAGCATGGACAAAGGAAGTCTCGCCAGAAAGATCTCGGAGGTCACGGCCGCGGTGAAGCATCCGCCGCAGTCGGGCTTCCACAAGTTCAATAAGTTTCACTACAGCACGCGCGACGACATCTTCGGGGTCATCCGGGGTGAGCTCGCGCAACGGAAAGTCGCGGTACTCCCGTCGATCCTGTCGGTCCGCCACGAGGACACGGGGCGTACGACCAAGAGCGGGAACCCCATCTCGCGGATCGTAGTGCGCGTGTCGGTCGCCCTGGTCGACTCGGAGTCCGGAGAGGAGTTCGAGCAGACGTGGGAAGGCGAGTCGCACACCGACGACGACAAGGGCGTGCAGCAGGCGGTCACGCAGGCACTCAGGTTCTGGGCGACGAACACCTTCATGTTGCTCGACGGTTCCGACGAGCAGCTCCACGGCAACGCCGGCACCCAGAACGAAACGGTTCATCGTCAGTCGGCGGACAGCCCCGCCGACACCATCAAGGCTCGACTGAAGCGACTCGGCTTCAGTGACCAGCAGCAGAACGGCTTCCTTCAGTTCATCGCGACGACCGAAAACGTCGGCTCGATCGCAGACGTCCATCCTGGCCGACTCCAGATGTGGGCGAGCCGCATGAACGCATCCCCCGATAACGAGGCCCGAGACAAGGTCCTCAACGTCCTCAACGAACAGGAGGCAGCATGAACAGGGTCATTCTTATCGGAAACCTCGGAGCCGACCCTGAACTTCGCTACACGCAGGGCGGATCGGCTGTTTGCAACTTCTCGATCGCGACGAACGAGAAGTGGAAGGACGGCAACGGCCAGCTCCAGGAGCACACAGAATGGTCCAAGATCGTCGTCTGGGGAAAGCAGGGCGAGAACTGCGAGAAGTACCTGTCGAAGGGTCGTCAGGTCGCCGTCGAAGGAAAGCTCCGCACGAACAAGTGGACCGACAACGACGGCAACGAGCGTTGGTCGACCGAGATCATCGCTCAAAACGTCCAGTTTCTCTCCGGCGGCGACGGTGTGCCGGCCGGTGGTGGTGGGCGTCAGCGCCGAACGCCGCCGGCTCAGGAGAACTTCGACCAGTCGTTCAACGACGACGACATACCGTTCTAGCCGTGGCTGCCAAGGGTGCTCGAGGGGTGGGTTCGCTGTGCTGAGAGATGGACGAGCACTTCAAAAACGTGGGTGAGCACAGACCGTGGTCCCGGGTGGACGGGACACTCTGGCGAGACTGAACGGCCGAGCGAAGGATGGCGCTCGGAGTAGGTCGGCAAGCTGCCAGCTTGCGCAGGTTCGAGTCCTGCTCTCGCCACTTCCCCGAAGGCACTCCCCCCGGCCTTCAAAACACGGACGTAGGGTACCCGTCGCGGCCACTGCGAGAGTGTGGCGTCTGGCAGCGATCGGTCTACGGCGACCACTCCCCCTCCAGCCGTATCGGGTTCGACTCCCGAGCTGCCACTTGCCGCGCTGGCCCAAGGATGGGCCCAACGCCGGGCGACCGGGGCGCGGCACTTCACACACGAGGAGGTCACGGTGGTCGATGTGCCATGGACAACGATGGAAGAGCTCCGAGAGAGCGAGGGACTTGCCGCGGCCAGGTTCGTGAAGGCCTGGCGGTCCGGCGAGTTGCTTCGCGGTAAGCGCGTCGAGATGCAGCAAGTCGACGGGCAGCGCTACTGGAGGATGGTCAACCCCAACGCCGATGCTGAGCCCGCTGAGGAAGTCAGTAGCCAGGAACGCGGGATCGTCATTACCGAAGAGACCGACGTCGTCGAAGAGGAGTTGGATTTGGTTCCGACCGCTCAGCCCGAAGAGACCGACGTCGTCGAAGAAGTTTCGGAGCTTGCACCCGCCGAACCTGATGAACCCGAAGAAACCGAAGCCGCCGAGGGGGAGCCGGAACTTGAGCCCGGAGCCCCGCGCCTCGAGGACTCGAAGATACACGGGCGAACTGTAAACGGACTGGTTGCGGCCGGGCTCGAGACATCCGCTGACGTCGTCGCGTTTATCGACGACGCGGCCGACGCGGATGCTGCAGTCGAAAGGCTGACGGAGATCGACGGCGTTGGCCAGAAAGGAGCAGCCGACGTCATTGCCTGGGTCCAGTTTGTTGAGGACTGGACAGGTGCAGGAGCCGATCCCGAGACCTTCGGCGCATTGGAAGTGGGCGACGAGTTTCTCGCCACGTCCTCTGGTAAACGCTTCCTGAAGGTCGAGCCGTCGCGTCGCGAGAATGGCACCCCGTACAACGCGCTTCGTTGCTTCGAATTCGACGGCGACGAGCGGACGTTCTTCGCTGCCGACAGCCAGATCGACGCCATCCCCGGCGGCGACATCCACTGCCCCGAATGTGGCGGTTGGTTCGACCGCGCTCCATTTGACGCCTACGAGGCCGGATCAGTCGCGGTCTGCGAGGCCGATGGAGATCCGGATCGCGGCGACTGTGGCGTCAGGTTCTGTATTAGCGGTTTCTTGGACGGCGAGTGGGTCGTCGTCGGCATGGTCGAGACCGAGATTGTCGAAGAGGCAGTTAAACACGCGATCGATGCGAACGAAGTGGAGTCGCTCGAAGAGGAGTCGCTCGAAGAGGAGTCGCTCGAAGTGGAGTCGCTCGAAGAGGAGCCGCTCGAAGTGGAGTCGCTCGAAGAGGAGGAAGACAGCGCCGACGACCTGTCAGACATCGACTTCACTTTCGCCGACGTCGGCAATGAGGATGAGCCCGACACCGAAAGTAGCCAGGTCGAGCCGCTCGAAGAACCCACGGCCGAGCCGTTCAGCCTCGATGCATTCTGGGGCGAGCCGGACGCGGAGCTCGTCCCGGAACACGAACGCCTTCACCCTGCCCTTTCGGCTTGTAGGCCCGCGTCCATCATTCCGGAAGCACCAGACTCCGACGAGTGGTTGCGTCTTCGTGCCCACGGCGTCGGCTCATCAGACGCTGGCGCCATACTCGGTGTTTCGCCGCACGCGAGCGCACTCGACATCTGGAAGACGAAGGTCGGCGAAGACGCTGACTCCAAACCATGGCTCGAGCCGTACTCAGACTTCGGAACGTGGTTCGAACCCTTCCTGCTCGACTACTGCGAGCTTACGTCCGGCCGCGCGATTACCGCCGGCGACGACCTCGGAACGCTGCGCTCGGTCATCTGGCCGAGGGCTCAGGCAAACCTCGACGGGCTCGACGACTTGGGAGTCATCGAGGAACTGAAGACATCGAGCGAAATATGGGACGAAGTGCCGCCGGCATACGTCGCCCAGGCGCAACACCAGATGTACGTCACGGGCTGCGATGAGGCTCGAGTACGACAGTTCATCTGCCCGGTCGACCGGCCGGCGGTAATGAAGCTGCTCGAGCGCGGCGTATCCGAGCAGCTCGTCGCCGAATGGCTCTTCGATGTCGGCGAGGTCGTAACCTGGGTCGTCGAACGTGACGACGACTACATCGCGCGCCTGGTCGAGCTCGAGCAACAGTTTTGGGCATGCGTCGAGGCGGGCGTCGAGCCGATCGAGAACGACCCTGACGGCGAGATCGACCTTACCGACGATCCGAAGGTGTTCGCGGCGATGAAGGAGTTCGCCGCCCTGAAGACCTCGGTCGCTGTCTACAAACCGGAAATGAAAGCGGTCGAGCGCGCAAAGAAGAAGGCGCGCAAGGAGATCGAGCGCGCCGTCTCACTCCTGAAAGAAAAGCCCAAGCGGGTCGTCGTCGGCGACCACAAAGCAACGCTCGTCGAGCGCTACGACAACCAGTACTGGAACCTGTACCCGGGGGAGGAACATGACCGCATCATCTTCTGAAATTCCGTTCGAGCCCGCGCCCGACGAGAAGAGTGGACCGCCGATCGTGACCGTGGCCGACGTCGCCGCGCACGATGGCAGACTCGTCTTCGTCAAAGCCGCCGTTGCGGCAGCCGAGATCGGCACCGCTTCAAACGGCAGCGCGTTCGCTAAGCTCGAGCTCGTCGACCGAACCGGAACAATTGGCGCGAAGAAGTGGGACACGCCCGAACTCCCATTCGAGGCCGGCGACGTCATCGGGGTGAAGGCGAGGGTCGATTCTTGGAAGGGAACGGCGCAACTCGTCATCGAGTCGATGCGCGTGCTCGAGGAAGACCCGAGCGACTTCGTTCGCGCCTCGCACTTCAGCCAGGACGAACTCGACGAATACCTCGACGCGACGCTGCAGCTCATCGGCGGTGAGTGCGGCGAGGTCGTGCGTTCCATCTTCGAGGACACATCGATCCGCGCGAAGTTCCTGCAGGCACCCGCGGCGCAGCGGAACCACCACGCCTACGAACGCGGGCTGGCCGAACACGTCGTATCGATGGCGAAGCTCGCGGACAAAGTCGTTGAGCACTACGCGACGATGTACCAGCACCTCGACGTGTCGATCGACCGCGACCTGGTCGTCGCCGGCGTGCTGCTGCATGACCTCGGCAAGGCCCTCGAGTTCGAACGCGACGGGGTCGCCTGGACGACGAACCTCGACGCCGAGCTGATCCGGCACATTCCGCAGTGCGCGACCATGATCCACGACGCGTGCATGGCGACTCTTGCCTCCGACGATACGCGACGTCGATTGCTCCACGTTGTGCTCGCCCACCACGGCCGACTCGAGTACGGCTCGCCGGTTGTTCCGAAACTCATCGAAGCCCAGCTCGTCCACCTCATCGACATGATGGACTCGCGATTTGCGATGTTCGTCGAGGCGCTCTCCGGAATGGAACCCGGCGACGTCTCCGAATGGGTGCGTCCGCTCGGCGGGAGGGTCGTGCGATGAAGGAGCCGATCACCATTTTTAAGGGCGGTCGAGAGTGGCTC